ACAAATCAGCCGGCCCGGACAAGGGTTGGGACATGGAAATTCACGACCTGAAAGTTGACGTGAAAACGTCGTTCTGGTACAAGGACTCGTGGACCATCAAGAAGGAAAAATACGAGAGTGACATTTTGCTTTTCACCAATGTCCAGCTGGCTCCATTTCGCCAGGTTACGCTGCGCGGTTTTCTTGAGCCTCGAGAGCTGGTTTACTGTGACCGAATCAAGAACATGTGGCGTGTGACTTCATCAAAAATTCGACCGCTCAAAGACATGACAATTTGAGTCCAACGAACGAGGCAACCTAGGAAAGCTCGCGGGCGCGTAGTTTTGCAAAGAACATGAGTATCTTCACCCGCATTTTTGGAGGCAACAAAGAGGAGCGTTCATCGAGCGTCAACCCCGCTTTGTACTTCAACGCGGGAGGTGCGAATACCCGCGCCGGTTCCAACATCACTCCGAACGAATCTCTCAAGCTTGGCACAGTCTACGCTTGCGTTTCCAAAATCGCTCAAACCGTAGCGGCTTTGGACCGTTCTGTTTTCAAGGAAAACAAGCAAGGTCGTTCGGTCGTTGAGCACCCCGTTTCGTACCTCCTTTCCAACTACGCGGACAGGCACACCTCGTCCTTTGATTTCTGGGAAAAAATCGTTTCAGATTCCTTGCTGTATGGCAAGGGATATGCGTACATCGAAAGGAGCGGAACAAGGCCCACGGCTTTGGTCTGGTTGCCTGCCCAAAACGTCGAAGAAATGGACGCCCCGCAGGGAGCGACCGTGTACCAGTTTTCGCCGGAAAAAACAGGCCGCGTTGATGCAACGAATTTCAACTTCCTAGAGCAAGAGGTTCTTGTCGTTTCGGCGTTCCGTGGGATTAGCCCGATTGAGTACCACCGGGAGTCTCTTGGACTGTCAAAGGCGGCCCTTGAATTTGGGGCCAGTTTCTTTGGTTCTGGAGGCAATTTGAGTGGTGTCTTGTCTGTCGACAAGACTCTCACAGATGAGCAGTTCATGGCGCTCCAAAACGCTTGGCAGAACAAGTACCACGGCAAGAGCGGTCAGCACGCGACCGCAATCCTTGAACACGGCATCAAATACGAAAGAATCGGAATCCCACCGGACGATGCTCAGTTCATTGAAACAAGGAAGATGCAAGCCTCAGAAATCGCACGGATTTTCAACGTCCCTGCATCACTGGTCGGGCTTGAGGCGAACGTTTCATTCAGCAACGTTGAGCAGCAAAATATCTTCTTCGCATCGTACACCATTGCGCCACTCGTGAAGCGCATTGAAAACGAGCTGAACAACAAACTTTTCACAGAGCGAGAACGCAAGAGCATGAGTGTTGAATTTGACATGAGCTCTCTCCTCCGTGCGGACGCGGAGACGCGTTCAAATTACTATTCCACCATGCTCCGCGATGGCGTCATGACCATCAACGAGGTTCGCAAGATTGAGGGACTCAATCCGACCGAAAATGGTGACACCCATTTCGTTCCACTCAACGTCATTCCGCTCGGTAAAATGGACGGCTATGGCGACAAAATTTCGACTCCGTAACCATGGCCGATTACTACTATATCTTGAAGGTTATTGACTGCCGCGGGAAAAGCGACCCAGGCAAGAACCCAGCGAGGAGAGCACGCACTAAAAACACAAAGAACTCAAGTGGCAATTGGGTGCTTCGTTTTTCAGACCTCAACAGCACTGCGGCTTCGTCAAAAGTTCGATTCCTGGGCGAGGTTCAGGACCAGCTGTCACGAGCTCCCGGAATGGTCAAATATCTTGACCTGAACGCCCTTCTTGCAGCATTGACGAATTCGGCTACAACGACAAACGATGGGGTCACCACCGTGGGGCCATGGAGCCAACGTATTGGCAAGCGGTTTTTGCGCTACGAAATTGGCGTTTCGACTAGCAGCTATGGAAACGCAGAGGTGAACTGTACTGCCCACGACCTGGAATGAGTTTTTCGGACTATCCACAGAGCGCAACAAACGCGGCAAAACGCGCGTTGAAATTCAAGGAGGAAAACGGTACTTCTTGCGGCACCCCTGTGGGGTGGCAGCGAGCAAACCAGTTGGCCTCCCGAGAAGCTCTGTCGTTGTCCACCGTGAAGCGAACTTTCAGCTTCCTTTCACGAGCCGAAGTGTACGACCAGGGACGATTCACCGATGATGACGGCAAGGAAATTTGCGGGTCAATCATGTACGCCGCATGGGGTGGAAAAGCCATGCGCGGTTGGTGCAACAAAATCATCCGAGAAGAGGAGGAGCGGAACGAGCTCAACGAGCAGGCAAAAACCTCTCTCAAAAAGAAGGTCGAGGAACACAACGAAGAGTTTGGAGACAATCCCAAAAAGCGGGCCACTCTGGCCATGCTTTCGGCGGTTTACAAAAGGGGCATCGGAGCGTACAAGGGAAACCCCTCTTCTGTGCGTCCTTCGGTCAAGTCCCCGGAGCAGTGGGCATTTGCCCGAGTGAATTCATTTTTGTACGCCCTCAGGAACGAGCGTTTCCGTGGTGGAAAACACGACACAGACCTCTTCCCCAAGGGCCACAAACTTTCAAGCAGAAGCATGGACGAAAACAAAGAAATCCGAGTGACTACCGGGCTAGAGGTCCGGTACATGAATCAAGAGGACGAAGAGAAGCGCACGCTGTCTGGTTACGCAATCAAATTCAACGACGTCACGACGATTGGCGACCAGTTCCGCGAGCAAGTCACTTCGACCGCTCTGGAAGGCGTTGACATGAGCAACACGTTTGCCTTGTTCAACCACGACTGGTCAAGCCCTCTCGGGCGTGCTGGTCGCAACATGAATCTGACCGTGGACGACACTGGTTTGCGAGTTGACATTGACCTGCCCAATACGAGCATGGCGCGTGACCTCGCAGAGCTTGTCAAAAACGACATCGTGGGTGGCATGAGCTTCGGCTTCACCATCGCCGATGATTCATGGACACGAGACGACGAAATGCCCCTCAGGACCATCAACAAAATTGACCGTCTGTACGAGGTGACGTTTACGCCCATTCCAGCCTATCCGACCACGGAAGTGGCCTTGCGCAATCTTGAGCAAGCCACAGCCGAAGACGATACCAACGACATTCTCCAGGAGCTGCATGGAGACCACACAGAGGCTCAAACCTCTCCCCCTAGCCCAGAACAAGGGCCAGGCACCCCGGAGCCAAATATGGCGCCCCAAAACGCTCCAGAGGATAAACCCCTCGCCTTCACCAAGGTTGACGCCCTCAAATTCTTGTTGGACAACCAGGAATGAAATGCGAGATTTTCGAACCTTTCAAAATCCCCTGAATCATGAATTCAATTGAATTGATGGACAAGCGGAATGCAGCGCTCGAAGAGCTTCGCGGTTTGGTTAACCTGAACGGCGAAGAGTTTACCCCCGAGCAAAGCATCGAAGCACAGGAATTGCGCGACCAAATTTCTTCCCTGGACGCGAAGATTTCTGACCAAAAAATCAAAGAGGAAGAAACCCGTTCCAACCCCACCCCTCAACCCCGAAACGAGATGAAAGACATTCAAGCTCGCTACTCTCTGGGAAAGGCGGTCAAGGAGCTCGCTACTGGTGGGCAGTTGACTGGCCTGGAAGCAGAGATGCACCAAGAGGCCCGAAACGAGGCCGCAGCCCTTGGCATCAACAACACAGGAAACCTTTCTGTGCCCTCGATGCTTTTCCGTGAAAACACCGTGAACTCTGGCACGAACCAGACGGTTACCGCGACCTCTGGTCAGATGGTTCCTGAAATTGTGAACCAGCTCCGTCCGGACTCCGTTGTGGACAAGCTCGGTGCAACCGTTTTCCAGGCTTCTGGTTCTGTTGTGATTCCCGTTCAGACAGACCACATCGACGCAGGAAACACGACTGAAGCTGCTGACGTGACCGCTTCGGATTTCGACATCGTGAACAAGACCCTCGTGCCTGAGCGTGTGTCTGCCATGAACGAGTACAGCATGCAGCTCCTCGCTCAAAACGTGAACGCCATTGATGCGTTTGTGGTTCGCGACATCAACCGCGAAATGGGCATCGGAATTGATGACAAAATCATCACGAAGCTCCAGTCCGGTTT